CCGTCACAAGGCGAGGCGTCAACCAGTTGGACCGACTAGCGGCAAAGCTAACCTCAATGTTGCGATATTGGGGCTGATATTGGTTGAAAACCACACCGCCAATGAGATTGTCATGCTTATCGACCACCCCGATAGCCTCGCACGGTCCCCAGTCCAGTCCATGCCCAATCTGGTCCGCTACCCACTGAGCGACTAGGGGCGAAAACGGGCCGGAAACTAGCCTCAAAGCTGCCCGCCCGTCTGGTTTTCGTATTTCAGATTGAACGCAATAATCTCGCACGGCGCGTTCGTGTTTCGCGCCGCCTGCATTGCAATGATGCCATCCACCTCATAAGCCAGCGACGCATCGTCATCCACGCCCAGATCAATGAAGAGCGTAGCGTTTGGCGCCACACGCATTCGCACGGCACCGCAGTAACCAATCCCTGTAACGCTGGTCCAGCTATCGCGCGTCTGCACAGCCTCAGACCAAACCGCTACATCCCAAAGGCCCGTATCCCAACGCCCGCCCGTTGTCCTAATCGTGGTCGGGACAGCGGTTGGCACTTTTTCCTTAAAGTCAGTAACGATTTCAATGGCCGGAGCCAAGTCTGCGCTAATCCGCAATACCGGCTGAATCATTTCAAACTTCTTCAGGCTGCCACGCGAGCCGAAATAGTTAAACGCCGTTTTGATGTCGCCAACGATGCCGGTGTTATTGTCCGCAAAGCCGCTGTCCCACAGACAGACAGAATCAGCCGCACCAAAATACATTTGGTCGTTGGCCACAGCCCAGCAGAACGCATCAATGCCCGTAAACCGGCACCAAGCACCCGTCTGAACGTTTTGCACATACTGCTCCGACCGCGTGAGATTGGCTGTCGGGACGTTAAAGATTGCCAGTGTGCCCTTGGGATACAGCGCACCTTCCCAGCCAAAATTGCTGCGATATTTGGTCGTGGATTGCTGAAATGCGTTCTGGATTTTCTGCGTCAACGCCACAAGGTTCTCTTGTGCGCGGTCCAGCTTCAGCGCCTGAGAAAGCGGAACGACACCGTTGGTCGTCAGCACTACCAGGTCAGAACCATACTTGATGAGCGACCGGCGGGACAACGGCAGGCCAATGTCATAGACGCCAACCAGTGCCCAGTTGTTCGCATCCGAAGGGTCAAGGCCCTGATACACAGCAACTTGACCCTGCGTAGTCACCCACACCGCCAGATCATCGGCACCGGAACCACCGTCCAGCGTCCATGTCGATTGGCAGAGGATTGACCCGCCTTTGTCGAAAATCGGGCCGAGGTCCAGCAGATTAGCAGCGCCTTGAATGGCAAACGGCTCAAGGAACCAGCACCGCAGACTGTCTTCTTGCACAAAGAACAAACGGCCCTTGTGGTCCATCACGTCAACCAACGTGCGCGGGTCAAGTGTAATCACCCCAGCCGAGCCGGTAATGACCGTTGAGGCAAACGTCGAACCATCATAATAGACCGGATCGACAGACCCGTTAGCGGCAATCAAAAACGTCCCAGCGTCATTGGCAAAGTTAATCCATTGCCAACGCGCATTGCCAGCACCGGAAAACACCTCAACCGGCGCATCGTTTTGATTGCTTACGTCGTAAAGCGAGCCGCCAGCCGCTGCAAAAATCTTGTCGGCGGTCGTTGCGACACCACCCCGCCAAACCAGCAGCGATTCAGTCGGAAGCGGCATGCCCTCCTGCCACGGCACATAGCCCTTACGCAGTTCGACATAGCCAGCGCGAGGAATAAAGTTGTCCAGAATGACCGCGTTCTCAGGCGGCATATCAGCCAATGGCGATTGCGCGTCCCATCCACCGACAGGCGCCGGGACAGCGCGTCCGATAGACACTCGCTGTTGAGTTACCGATCGTAAAGGCTGGCGACCGTATCGCTGCGCCGCTTGTCTCATATCGCCACCCATGCCCCGGAACGGTTCTGATAGCCTTGTGCGCCGATATAGAACAACCGACCGTCTGGGCTATCCGCAGCGGCTGGCAAGGCTGAACCATAGCCCGGCGCATACACCGACAACAGCGCGTTAATCTTCTTGCGCTGCGTTTCTTGGTTTTTGGTGTCAGAAATGGTGACGAACAGGATCATGCCGTTCCCCTACGCGGGGCAACAGACCATTCGGCCTCAGCGGCAAGCCGCGCGGCTTTGGCTTCTTCAAACGTGTCAAAACGGCCAAGATTTTTAAACGGCTTTTGGCCGATAAACGCCATCCACTTTCCGCGCGAGCGGTCGTAATGGACACCCTTGAACCCCGATGTGTTATCGGCGCGGTCTTTTTGATTAATGCTGTTTTGGCTTGGCGTCGCCATGCGAAGGTTGGCGCGGCGGTTATCCAGCGGGTTTCCGTTAATGTGATCGACCTGGAGGCTACGGTCCTCGACCGGCAAACCCATACGCGCGGCAATCGTCCGGCTCAGGGAAACGCTTTTTCCGCGCACCCCTTTGACCATCGGTTCCTCGCGATAGGCATAAGGCCCCCACTTAAGGCACGATGTGCGCCATTTGTAGCAACCTAGATCGGCGTCCTGATCGTCAATCAGGGTTTTGTATCCGCCATTCATCTGCACGTAGATCATCCGGGCCAGTTTCCTTCCTGGATGTTCGTTGACCAGCCGTAATAGTTGCCGCCCGTGCTGTCGATTACGCCGTTACCGCCGTCACGGGCCATGCGCTGATTACGTTCGCCCTGATAGGTGCGGAAGTCCTCCGCATAATCGAGGCCCTTGGACTTCAAGAACCGCCAGCGGAGGCCAAGCGGGAACAGCTTGTCATCCAGATATGTCAGGTCAGTATCAGCAAGGAACGACGATTGCGCCGAACCGGCAGCCGATTTGGCCCAGTTTGTCGTGATATACTCATAAGCAATCGTCTCCCCGGCGGCGGGCGTCGGCGTCACTAGAAACTGACCGTCCCGCTCAATGAACGCCAGAAACACGCGATTGAGTTGGGGCTGCGCTTGGATAGCCTGCCACTCTTGCGGGGTGATAGGCCCGTAAATGTAACGCATTGTCGTCCTGTTGAAGAACGAGTTAGCGATAAAGTGGTCCAAGTCCGACGGAACTGCGCTCGCCTGCACCGCGCTTGCCACCGTATTAAACAGATGCTGCTTTCGCATCACCTGCCAATCATAAGTGCCCGACAGTTCGTCGCCTTCTTCATTGGCTAGTGCGTAAAGCTGCTGAACCTGCGCGTCAGTCGAGTTGACGACTTCCGTAGGGACGGGAATGGACAAAAGGCGGCAGGCCCTTTGGACAATCTGAAGAAGGTTCATGGCCATTGGTTAGGCTTTCGCAGGACGCCCGCGCTTCTTAAGGGCGGGGATGGTTTCATGTTCCGCCACAACGTCCGTTTGGTCGTCGCTGACAGGCTGGGCTACACCGCCGGGACCATCCACCCCGTCGTGATCAAACGCTTCAATCGGCGCATTATTGAACGCCGTCTTGAGATACATATCATATTCCGCGCCATGCGCCGCCTTGTCCGCGTCTGTAGCTACACGCGGGCCAATGACTGACGACGAATCAGCCTGAAAGCGGAACATCAGGAACTTGCCTTCCTTATAGAAGGTAGCACCAGGCTTATACATCACGTCGCGTTCAAGACCGCTCATGCCACTTCCTTCTCAATTTTGGCTTCCAACGCCAGCGCCAGTTTTTCCTCAAGCTCTCGAATGCGCTGCGTCAGTTCCGCAAGCGGCTTTTCAGCCTCCGTTTGCTCAATAAACCGCTGCGCCTTAGCACGAAGGGCTTGACCACCCATCGGGACGCATTTGGCAAGTTGGGCGTCAGACAGGCCCGCCAGAGCCTCGACAGTGCGGATATGAACGCTGTTAAGCTCAATGACCTGACTGCGGCCCACGCCCGCCCATTCCTCTAGCGGTGTGCCGCTCTCAGGGGCTTCCATGTTGGCCTTAAACGCAGCGTATTTGGTGGGCCAACGTTCGCGGTGTTCTTCCTTCACGGCAACGTCAACGATGTTCTTGTTATCGCCCGGCACGATGAGTTCCACATACTCAACGTCAGCCCAGACCTCGCGGCCCTCTTTCTCTGACAAAAAGTTGTTACGAACCGGCTTGATATGGAAACGCGGAATGATCCGGTCCCGTCCGTCTGGCGCTACATAATCCATCTATGTCCTCCGATACACAGTGTCATTTCCGATCCGCATCACGCTAGAATAGCCGGGCAGATCGGCTTT